AACCCCACTCATGAATTGAGTTCGCATCAGTCCATACATGCTTGGCAGGGACGCGCATGCTAGCAATCTTGTATTTTCCTTTAAGTGGCCCTTCACCGTGAATCTTTGCATAACCCTTATGAATTGCAACCCAATCGCCATGACGGATCATGTGCTTTATGGGGTCTTCAGTCTTCATTGCGGCTTCATGCACATGAGTTGGGATTGCTCTGTGTATGGTAACCATAGCATCTGGTTTACCCTTGACGCTCAACACTTGGCGATGTGCTTCTCGGTCAATTGGGTCATTTATGTTTCCATAATAATGAGCGCCATTTGGGCCATAAAAGTCTTCGGGGTACATGCCATTGCCAGAGACATCGTGCATGGGTGCGCCAAAGTGTGGGCCTGGTGCTTGATGGCTACCACGGTAATCGTCGTCTGATCCACCTTCAGCCATATGCACCTCACCACCTTTGGCAGCAAGCAAATCCGTATCGTGTTCTTTTTCAGGATCAAACGCTGCAAACCTTGATCTTATGTGGGATGGATCAAATGTAACTGCGGTTTGCATCTCAGGACGATAGACGCCTTTTGCGCCACGATTCTTGTAGGCATTGATGGTGTTTATGTCGTATTTGGGAATTATTTCGTGTGACGCAGACTTGATAAGAAGTGGCAAAACATTGGGTGCTGTTTTTTCTTGTGCTCGTTTTCTTTCGTCTTCAGCATATCTCGATGCCGTCTTAGGGTTTGTGGTTGAGAACACTCCCTTAATGATTTTGGTGCGCTCAGGGTCTAATGACTCAATGTCTGGTGCATCCGTACCATGGAATGTTTCTAAATCAAATCCCATAGCTTTGGCTCGGTCTTCTGCTGTATTGTGTTCATGTAACCCAAGCATCTTGATGGCATTGAGTCTAGCTTTGTCATGAGCGTGCTCATGCTTAGTCTTACCCTTACTCAAGGCAAGGCGCATCTCGTCTAGTGTGGGTTTCTTAGCCATGTTCAGATTATGCCCTTGATCTATGTTTGGTTCAACCCCAGTGGAGTTGTTGCCACGTGGAGTTGTTGCCACCTTACTGTGCATATGGGTTGGCTCGGCTTCTGTTGTTGAACTCATCAGCGTCCAAGATGTCACTGTCTTCAAATGGATCACGCCTTGGCATGTCAATGCTGATCCACCCAGCGTCTCTTAGGTACCTGAGCCCTTGGCTGATGCAGTCCACGAACTCGTCATGAGCCGTCTCAGGGAATGAACAGATCTGGCTGACCATGCCTTCAGCCCAGTCCTTGACATAGCCCTTACGGACGGATGACTCAGGCACCCACACTCGACCAGCCTTGATGATGTTGGCCACAATGGAGAGCCGTTGGATCTTGTCGGCTCGCCCAGGGTTGTATGCTATGACTGGGATGTGCGCCCTCTGTAAGTCTTGGATCAATGAGATGCCAGCGGATTTGTCCTCCACGAGCACCACGTCCACGAGCTTCTTCTCTCGTCCTTCCCCATATGCCACCTCGAACTCCTCAAGGACTTTGGGGCGGAGGTCAGGGTATTGGAGGTGTTCTTGCCAACAGTCGAGCACCATAACGCACATACCTCCATCCAGTGGCTTGAACACGCCTAGCGTGATTGATCCTGTAGGATCGTTGTATGTCTTGTCTGATGTGGCGCAGTCATAGGATTGGATGACATACTCAAGCTTGGGGAAAGGTCTACCATCTGGCCATAGTCTAAACCAATCCCTCTTGACAATACCATCCGCCTCGGGGTCTATCAATTCGGCATAGATCTCCTGCCTACCTAGTTTGGTTGATTCGTACTGGAGGATCTGCTTCTGGAAGTTTTCCGCCAAGTTCTTGATGTTCGAATAGGTCGATGCCCGTGTGATGGCCACGTCATCCCCCTCACGTCCCACCAGATCAAGGATCAAGTCTTTAGGCTTTGGAGTTGTGGTGCATATAAGCTTGGTCTTCTTACCCAAGCGCAGACCGAACTGCATCATATCCCACGCTTCTTGGATGTACTCCCACGCTGCCAACTCATCACACCATCCACCATGGAACTGAGGGCCACGGAAGCGCTCAGGCTCCGATGCAGCGATCCCCTTGATGAAGGAGCCATTGGTTAGATGTATCTCATGCAGACTGGAGTTGTACTTCTCAATCAGCATTGGGGGGATGATTGTCATGAGTCCGCTATCGCCTTCAAAGCAGGTTCCTTTGAGGTCACTGGACGTGGGGGCTGATACCAACCATCTGGTCTTGGGCTGACTCCATGCCCACCATGCCAAGCATTCCGAGGCGGCTCTGGTCTTGCCTGCCCCGCGACCCGCGAGCATTAGCCAAATACTCCACCAATCCCCTGATGGCTCAATCTGATGCTTATGCGCCTTCTCCTTCAGCCACTGATACTGCCATAGGAATACTGTCTGATCGACTACTGATAGCTTATAGAACTCTTCCTGAGTCTTGGGATCCAGTAGGACATCATCAATGACTTCACTCATTGGCTCTGACGCGATGCTCTGATGTTCTCCAACAACTGACCAAACACATTGATGTTGTGCTCAATGATCACTGGTGCTGTATCTGATCCAGTCACCTCAGTCCTTGCCAGTTTGGGGATGTGATACTCCACTACGCTTTGGAACAGGTCAAACGCCTTCGCTGGATTCGGTGGGATGACATACTCATCAGTGGGCTCACCGTTCTCATCCTTCTTACGCACTCCATTGGCTACTTGATCGAGCCATCCAGAGAGCCTATAAGCGTTTCCATCCACAAATGAGGCTATAGCTATCCTAGCGTCTGATGTTGCCTTGTTGGGGCTTCCTGATGGTCTCCCCGCGCCCTTCTTATTAGGAGTCATACTCTCCTCCCAATATTTTTAAATTGTTTATTTCCAATTGATAACTTTAGTGTTAACGACATCATTTCAGTCCTTTCGCACGATATTTCAGTGCATAGCCTGAAGTTTATCTTATTCTGCTTCGCTTCTCAAGATTCTATGTTCTGCGAACTTCCTGTAGGCTTTGAGTTGTGCATTCTCTTCCTTGAGGCGCGATATTTCTCCTTGCATGTGCCTCATTCGGCTCATAGCCTGATCTATCCACTCTTTAACCTCTTCAGGCATGGAATACATCTTCTCTGGTAACGTTACCACTTTTTCTTTTTTTGGAGTTGTTGCCACTGCCTTCTTGGGTGGAGTTGTTGCCACTTTTTTTGTTGCGGTTGCCATGTTTAATCCTCTGTTTGTAACCAGTCTTCTACCCAATGCTCATACCATCCATGACAGAATAGATACATCCACATTAGCCTCTCATAGTTCTTACCTTGCCTGTTATGGTAGAACTCTGCCAACCATAGGCATGTGTCCTTTGATGGTGGATTGATCATTTCTTCATACCTCGCACGAACGCTGCGAACGATTGGCTTGTGTCTACGAAGTTCTTTAGCTTGTCGAACTCTAGCGCGACTTCTTCCAATACTGCATTCCTGAACATGTCAGGGATTACAAGCTTGGTGGTCAAAGGTACCTCCATCCTGATGGTTGCGTTCCAGTCATTGCGCCTCACCATGCGTTGGAATTCTTCCTCGATGGATTGATTGGTTTCTTCTTCTTCCTTGTTCATCCTTGCCTCCAAACTAACATGTCCAATAAGATAACGACGACTGCAAATGCATAGACTGCATAGAGAACGATTTCTGTTTTGTTTTTCATGTTATTGCCTCTGTGATGGTATACGGTTGCGAATTGCCTCTCCAAGCTTCTCAATGTCAACACACTCATCTGCGAGCTTTGCACACTCTTCACGCTCGATCAGTATGGCTCTTCTGGTGGTCTCCACAGCCACATGCATGATTTCTGCCTGAGCTAATGCCAAAGCATCATCAAACTCTGTTTGCGTGAAGAATGTCTGAGCCCCTGATGTTTGTAGGAGTTGGCGAGCCAACCCACTGAGTTCTTTCTTTTCCATTATTCGTTTTCCTCCATGAATTGCATTTTTCGTTTGATCATGCTGAATGTTTCTTGGTAGGCAAACTCAACAATTTCATCTACTAGATTTCCCAATGTGTGGCCACTGAACACATAAAGATTTGCATGGATAGCCAGTTGTGGACTTTCCGAAATATCCTTTTGTGGTTCTTCGAAGTTCGGCTCTATGGGTAGAGCCAAGCCATGCTTATCAACTAAATCCCTCAAATTGATTTGTTCTCGGATTCTATTGGTGGGTGATATTCTTGATGAGAAACCCATTATTTAATCCTTGCTACTTTGGCCTTGCGCATGACTGCCTCATACTCTTTCTTGGCATTATCGTCTAACTTTCTCATGGGTAGCTCTTGGTAGAACTTCCACTTCTGTTGATACTCTGGCTGTTCGCTTGGTGGTATCCATCCCATGGCCTTCCACCGTATAGCTATGTCAGTGCCCGCAGGGGTATAAATGTAATCTTTGTCCATTGTTTTCTCCTTAAAACAAATTCATTTGTATGGAAACGTTTCCACCAGAGTCATATCGACGTGAGTCACCCTTTGGGTAAGGCTCGATGGCATATTTTAACTTAGACTCTAACATTTTCTTATACTTCTTGTCAGCATGGAAATAAATGTATCTGTGCTTGCGTGATCTCTGCACATAATAAAAGTCATCTCCATACTTCTCTTTCATGGTCTCAAGGCTCATGCCATCTGAGATGGTCTTGGAGTGCTTGTGCTCTTGGCCCTTGATTGTCCAGTCCACTCTGTTGGCGCTTAAACCCGTGTACAAGAAGTTTGTGGCCTGATAGACATATCCTACATGCCCATGCTCTGTATCAGCGTATGAGACGATTATGGAGGGCTTGGGAAGCTGTTTAATGCTGTGTGCCACCAAGTAGCTTGCCTCGTTGTTTTTGTTGTTCATGAGGCATATCCGATTCAACTCCAATACTTGCTCTGAGTGTTCAACTCCACAAATTCCCATGCACAGAGACGGTGAGGCTGGGATGCCATACGTAATCACCCCAGTCAGCACCTCCTCTACGTACAAGCCAAATGCAAACATGATCTGAGGTATGCGCTTGGCGTAGTGTTTCTCTAACAGCCAAGGCTCTACTTCTATGTTCTTGATGGGTTGTACCCTCATGCATCTTCCATATGAGTTAAAAACTCTTCTAAAGTCTTGAGCATCTTGAATGCCTCTTCCTTTGGAATGACGCAATGGGCGCCACCGCCATGCACTTGGATTGACAACCAAATGTCTTGATCAAATTTACCGACATAAACTGCACGACTTTCGTCTGCTTGAAATCTTATTGAGTCGCTCATAGTAATTCTCCAATTAAAAGTGTGGGTTGAGTTCGCTGTGGTGGCCATCGATCAATGACCATGTTTTATGCATGAGCCAAGTACCTGTGTTTCTTTTACGATAGAACACTTTACCTTCTGTAGTGGTGATCTTCTTCATTGTCTTGCTGATTGACTTGATGTACCCACATGGATAAGAGTCACCATTAAATGCATATGAGACAGGGTCGTGTACTTTAGGCGCTTCGACCACCTCAAAGTAACCATTGCTCTCGGTTGGAATGAAGTCAATGCCTGCAAAGTTAGACGCTGCTTCAGCGACCTTTGTAGCATGCTCAAACGATTCAAAACTGTGACAATATATCCAACCCTCTCCAAACTGATGTTCTTCGCTTATGCCTGTAACAATCACGTTGACGGGTGCGTGTGGGTTTTGCTCGACTTTGAAATATTTCATGATGATTCCTTTAAGCCCCCGAAGGGGCATTAAATTTACTTCTTGGGGGTAACGCGGATGTCAGCACGGCCTTCTTTGCGGAAGGTGTTGAGAACTTCTTCT